AATTTTATTTTCATTGCCCGGAGCCTTTACACCAACTTGTTCAACATATCAATTACCAAACTTTGAAAAGATGTATGACGATTTTAAAGAGTTAGGTATTGATGCAATATACTGTATGTCTGTGAATGATTCGTTTGTAATGAACGCATGGGCAAAAAACCAAGAATTAAAGAATGTAAAAGTGATACCAGATGGTTCTGGTGATTTTACTAGACAGATGGGAATGATTGTAAAGAAAGATAATCTAGGTTTTGGATATCGTTCTTGGAGATATGCAGCTTTAATAAATGACGGTGTAGTTAAAAAGACTTGGGTAGAAGAAGGTAAGATGGATAATTGTCCAGATGACCCATACAGTGTAACTGACCCAGCTTACATCTATAAGGATTTAATAGATGGGACTGAGTGACTTATCAAAACAATTAGATGATAGAAAAACATCTAATAAAGAACAACCTTATTCAATGGGTAGACAAACTGTGAGAAAGGCTAGAACTGATTTAACAGAAAGTGACTTTCAAGCAAATATCAAACTGAAAACTATGCCTGCTATAAAATGGTTAGAGGTAGAGTTTCCAAAAGTATTTGTAGATGAGATTAATGAATATGTTGATACTGTCGTTACAGAAAAGAATGAAGATTATTCTAATCGATTAGTAGGTCAGTTGAAAACAGAAAAGTCTGCACAACTTGACTTCCCATTGAAAGACCATGAAACTGGTGTACAATTTAAACAAGTCTTAGAGAACTTGGGTAAATCGTTTATACAAAAACCTTATGGCAGAATGTCATCAGTAGAATGTTTTGAGGCTTGGACTGTTCACAGCTATGCTGGTGATTACAATCCTTTACACGACCATGGCGTTCACACTGGTTCTGGATTATCTTGTATATTATACTTGAAAGTTCCAGAGTGTATCAGTAGTAAACCAGAAGTAGATGTTCCTAGTTTGGAAAACGCATCTGGTATTATTGATGGTTGGACACAGTTTTCTTGGGGTGCTCATACAATGAAAGATTTGTATCAACTAAGAGAACAGACACAACACGTTGTAAGACCGAGAGAAGGTCTACTAGTTATGTTTCCTTGTTGGTTACAACACATGGTATGGCCGTTCTCTGGTGAAGGAGAAAGAAGAACTTTATCTGCAAACTTTAACATACACGATTCACCAGAAGTTGGAAAACAGTTTGGTTCGATAGGTGCGAAAAGAGCAGTAGGAGATAACCCACTTAAAAATGTAAAGAGGTAATATTATGTACAAATTTGATGAAGATAAAATTATAAAAGAAATAAAAAAACATATTGACAAAACCTATCAAGGTCACTATAATAAGAATAAGTTTCAAGCAACAGAGTTTATTATAGACTCTGGACATGGAGAAGGTTTCTGTATCGGAAATATTTTAAAGTATGCTCAACGATATGGAAAGAAGAATGGTAAAAATAGAGCAGACTTATTAAAGGTTATACATTATGGTATAATCGCAATGCATTTAAATAATGGAGAAAGTGAATGAAATTAAGTAATAATACAGTACAAGTTCTAAAGAACTTTGCGTCTATAAATCAAAACCTAGTGATTAAAGAAGGTAACGAAATCAAGACAATGTCTGCAATGAAGAATATTGTTGCAAAGGCTCAGGTAGAAGAAACATTTCCTAAACAAGTTGCAATCTATGACTTGAATGAATTTTTAGGTTGTCTATCTTTGTTTAAAGAACCAATACTTTCATTTAAAGATACAAGTGTTGTCATTACTGAAGAGAATGGTAGTAGTGGTGATTCTTTAGAGTATATGTATAGTGACCCAAGTGTTGTAACAACACCAAGTAAAGATATCAATATGCCTAGTGAGGAAGTAAAATTTACTTTAGATGATGTGATGTTATCTAAACTATCAAAGTCAGCTGGTATGATTGGAGCACCAGACTTACTTTTAGAAAATAATAAACTTACTGTAAGAGATAAAAAGAATGACAGTGGAAATTGTTATTCAACAAATGTTGATGCACAGGGTAGTGGAACATATAAGTTTTATTTCAAGACAGAGAACCTAAAACTGATACCAGGCTCTTATGATGTAACTGTTTCATCTAAGAACATCAGTACTTTTAAAAATGGAAAGACTCAATACTGGATTGCACTTGAACCAGAATCAACATATTCTGCGTAGGGGGAACATACATGGAAAAGTTTCTCTGGGTGGAGAAGTACCGTCCAACGAAGGTAGACGAGTGCATACTCCCAAGTAATCTAAAACAAACTTTCAAACAGTTTGTCAAAGATAAAAAGATACCTAATCTTATTTTATCTGGTGGTGCTGGTGTAGGTAAAACTACTATTGCAAAAGCTATGATAAATGAGATAGGTGCAACATCAATGATGATAAATGGTTCTGAAGAATCTGGTATTGATGTCCTTAGAACTAAGATTAAAAACTTTGCATCTACAAGTTCTCTTGAAGGTGGTCGTAAGTATTTAATCTTAGATGAGTCTGACTATCTTAATCCTCAATCAACACAGCCTGCACTTCGTGGGTTCATGGAAGAGTTTCATAAGAACTGTGGTTTTATTCTTACTTGTAATTACAAGAACAGATTAATTGAGCCTTTGCATTCTAGATGTGGTAGTATTGATTTTAAAATAACAAAAAAAGAAAAACCACAACTTGCAAATGCGTTCTTTAAAAGAGTAAAGAATATACTTGAGCAAGAGTCTATTAAGTATGATGAGAAGGTTGTTGCAGAACTGATTAATAAATACTTTCCAGATTGGAGAAGAACTCTTAATGAAATGCAAAAGTATTCTGCTTCTGGTCAAATAGATTCTGGAATACTTGTTAACTTATCGGAGGTAAGTATAAATGAACTTATGGACGCACTTAAAAAGAAAGAGTTCACAGTTGTTAGAAAGTGGATTGTTAATAATTTGGATAATGACCCAAATCGTATGTACCGTCTTGTTTATGATTCTTTGTATGATTATCTTGATGGTAGTACTATTCCTCATGCTGTTCTCATCATTGGTAAATATTCCTATCAGTCAGCATTTGTTGCAGACCAAGAAATAAATATGTTGGCTTGTATGACTGAATTAATGTCTACGGTGAAGTTCAAATGAGTTATGAACTAAAAGAATATCTAAAGGCAATCAATCAGTCTAAAGAAAAACTGATGGATACTGAAGATGAAGTTTGGGAAAAGAAGTACCCAGCCTATATTGTAAATAAATGTCTTGCACCATCTGATATGCAAACTTGTTTAATTGTCAATGAAGTCAATGGACTTTCACACCTAGACAATAAACTTCAGTTTGATTTTTTGATAAATAGTCTTAGAAGAATGAGTAGATATTCTCCTTGGCAGAAAGCTAAGAAGATAAGTGATATAGAGTATGTGAAAGAGTATTATGGATATAGTAATGAGAAGGCTAAGTCTGCACTCACCATACTTAATAATGAACAGATTAAATATATAAAGAAGAAATTGAATAAAGGTGGAAGACATGGAAAAAACTATTAATTGGTCGCAAGACCAAATGTTGGAAGTTGTATTAAAAGAACCAGATGATTTCCTTAAGGTAAGAGAAACACTATCTCGTATAGGTGTAGCCTCCAGAAAAGAAAGAAAGTTATATCAGTCTTGTCATATACTGCACAAGCAAGGTAAGTACTATATCGTACATTTCAAAGAACTATTTGCATTAGATGGTAAAGAAACAAATTTATCAGAAAACGATATTGCAAGAAGAAACACAATCGCAAAATTATTAAACGACTGGAATTTAGTAGAAGTAAAAGGAAGTATGGAGCCTGCAGCTCCTCTGAGTCAAATTAAGATATTAGCATTCAAAGATAAAGACGAATGGACATTAGAAACAAAATATAATATTGGCAAAAAGAAAGAGGACTAGTCTTGGAAAAATTTAAGTCATTTATTTCAGAACAAGAAAATAATAAACCTTATGATTTATTAATTATATCGCATGATGGTATTGATGATGTAAATGAAACAGGCCCGTTAATTTATAAGACTGCACAAAAAATGGGAATTAAATCTTATTTAGCAGAAACTATGGGTTCGTTTATGGAGAACATTAAAGGTGGTAAAATATTTAATTCATATCCAGTAAATGATAAAGGTGAATCAAAATTACCAACTACTAAAGTTCCAATAGATTATCAAAAACCATTTCCAATAAGTCCAGAAAAAACTCTAGTTATGATGAGAGGATTAAATCCTAGAGCTAGTTGTGAGTCATGGAAAGTTATGGGTAGAACATTAGAACACGAAGGGTATAAATTAATTAACTCTGTAGAGTGTAATGAAATATGTAATGATAAATGGCATAATCATATAATTTTTTTAAGAGAAAATATACAGACACCTAAGACTGTTTTAATAAGATACTCCGAAGGTTCTCTTGATGCAGCTAAAAAATTAAATAACAAATATCCTATGATATTAAAAACAGCAGTTGGTTCTATTGGTGTTGGTGTTATGTATGTTGAAAGTCCAAAAGCATTAGAAGGTATTGTTCAATTACTTTATCGTGAAAACAAATATATAGATATATTATTACAAGAGTATATTAAGACAGAATATGATGTTCGTGTAATAGTTGTTGCTGGTGAAGTTATGGGTGCAATGAAAAGACCTATAGTAAAAGGTGATTTTAGAAGTAATGTATCTCAAGGTTCAAAACCAGAAATACACGAATTAACAGATTTAGAAATATCAGAATCATTAAGAGCTGCAAAAGCTGTTAGTGGTGATTGGGTTGGTGTAGATTTTATACCAGCAAAAAATAGAGATAAAGATAAACCATTTTTTATAGAGGTAAATTCAAATCCAGGCTTAACTGGTATTGAAGAAACATTTTCTAAAAAATTTAGTATGACAGAAAAACTGCTAAAAACTTATTACAATAGAGATAACTGGAGATAAACATGAGTATAATATTAGACGCATTAAAAAAGAAATACGAAGCTGAAATTGAAGAAGGAAAGGTAAACATTAAAGTTATGTTAAATAATCCAACCTCTATTCCAGAACACTCAAAATTTTTAGAGGAACTAGATGTTCACTTTGGAAAGATTGCAGAAGCAGAAGATAAGTTAGGTGCAATCAACAATCACTTTGACAGTAGTGAACAATTACTAAACGAAGACGTTCAAATGGCACTTAAGTTATAGATGGACAAACAAGTAAAAGACATACTACT